TTGAAAAATCGCGGTTCGGTCGCTCCGGTACTGCGCTCATCATGCGCCAGGAGAAAGACCTGAGCTTCTCTGTGGCTGATTTCACCCCAGAGGTCGATGACAGCAATACATCGCCTTCCAGCGTCACTGACAAGGTGCTCCAGCGGCTTCGTGTTGCTTACCCCCGCGCCTTTTCCAATACAGACCTCAATTCCGATCCAGTAGTGGGCGGAAAAACTGCCGCCATTCAGAAGTCGCTCCAACGGCTGGTGAAGCGTGGTCTGATTTCTGAGATTCCTGGAACTGGTAGGTACGGAAAAAAGGCGTACCAGGCTGTTCTCGCGTGTGGAGAGGTTGCATATGTGTGTCCACCCAAGAAGAATCCTTCCAGTGGAACGGATCTCAGGGTGGACAGCACCTCAGAAAAAGAAGAGGTGTCCACCCTAGATTTAGGTGCGGATACTGAGACTGGACACATTGCAGCTGACATAGGGGGGTGTCCACCCTCAGAACCCAGTGATGGTGCGGACTCTGCCCATACTGGACACTCAGGGCAATATCCCCGCGCGAAGGAGATGGACCGTACCAAGGAGGAATCGGACGCCCTGATGGACGCGGCCTGGAACAAGTGGTCCGACTGATCTAGGTTTGTCTGTGTAGTATGTGAGGGCGTTACCCGCTCTTGCATGCTGTCACAAGAAACCGAACTTAATTTCAAAGTGGGTAGATACGCAGACAGCCTGCCTGTTGAAGTTTGTGTAACTTTTGCCGCTGCTGATAGTAATAAACGCCCGTTTATTGAAGGTACGATTATTAACCCTTCGGCACAAATATATGATCGTTTAAATAACCCTGCTACAAGTATGCGATGTTATTGTCATAGCGATATGCCACTTCAGCAGCAACAGGAAACTATTGCCAGTATTGAGCCTGGCACTACGATTAGGGTGCTTGCTCAGCAACCATCTACAAAGTACGACAACAAAGCGTTTGGTACGCTCATTAGTTCTTTTAACACTTTTAAGTCCGAAAATAAAAAGTTGCAGTTACTTACGACCGGACCAGCACAGAAACAAACCCTTACCGTGAGCAACATGCCTGCGGATTTGGTGGAGCGTATGGATGCAAAATTGGATGATATAGATGTGAAAAGGACGTACTTTTTGAAGAAATTGATAAATAAATTCTTGGCTGGTGACTTTGACGAGGACTTCGTGTAGGATTCTGACGGGCCACTACTCTAGTAAACCTACTTACACTCATGCCTACATTTGATCTGCCCGAAAAGGTTCTTGCAGCTTCTGAAAACATCCTGTTAAGGGATCTGTTGGAATCACCTGCTTTTTCCTTCTGGATGGTTAGTGCTCTATGCAACGGAGTTCAGTCGTCCCACATAACCGACGAAAAGGCCAGTGAAGACGAGGAGTTTTTTGTTTTTAAAATGCAAAAGCTCCTTAAAGCTATTCCTATAGAAACAAAGCAAGCCTGCTTTAAGCAAACGGCTTTGCAGGTTGCGGCCAATAAAAATGCGAGTCGTGCCGGTAGAGAACGATCAGCCCATGTCAGAGTCATCGGGTAAATCGGGTAGCCAGCCCTTTTTGATCAGACCTTCCACTACTTCCTGTTGCGTTAAGTAGAGGCGGAGGAACTTGCAGGTCAACTCTTGCAGTTCCTTCGTGTCTTCACAGCTGGAGATTTTACGGGCGTACCGCTCGTAGACAAATTCACGGTTTGGATCCATCGTAAAAATGCTCACTACTACATTATGCTCAATGATTGGTTCCTGAGCCAGACTGGTGTCAGGTACTGCGGTCCAATGCAAGAATGGGCCACCATCACGTACTACGAGCTAAAAGGACCGACGCCCTATTTAGCAATTGTGCGGTATACGGCGTATGTAACGGACTTGTTGCCTATCAGTGTTTGTGAAAATTTGTATCACGACACGCCTGAAGATTTCTGCCGCTTGGAACGCGACATAGAGATTGCGCTCAATTCCGGTATTGATGCCAGTGTCATGAGCACCTACGCACATGAGTTCTTCCCCAGCATTACGGCACATCTGACATAGTGTGCTACTGTAAGCAAGTCGTTCGGAGCCCCACCATGGCCCACGCTCAACTAATCAGCTACAGCTACACCAAAGGTTCAGATGCCCTGTTTGTTCAGGCCATTGTTGATGATGCTGTTCAGGTCTTACCTGCAACACACCTAGATCCACCTGAGTTTGACTCTGCACACTGTCAAGCAGTCATTCTTTGGGACGAACCACTAGACCATGCAAACGCACCAACACGGGAACAGGTGCTACGCATGTTGCCCTGGATTACCGACTGGTGTGTCATTCCCCCAATTACTTTTGACGATGACTAGGTTCTGTACGGCCCTCAGCCGTACACATAAGAGGACAACTAATGAAACAAATCACACTTGAAGAAGCCCTAAAGCTTGTTAGTTTTTGTTACGAGGGTTTCATGGGATGGCAAGTTCGCGACGTCAAATGTGACGTCTGGGGCGATGTTCATGGCAACGTCCGTGGCGGTGTCCACGGCGATGTCCGTGGTGACATCTGGGGCGATGTCCGAGGCACCATCTCAAGTGGGGGGTGGCAACTTGTAGAGTCTCCAGCCAAAAAACTTCAACGACTAGTCACAGAATCAGGCGACCAAGAACTGATTGACATATTCAACCAAATGGAGGACTCATGATGACTGATCCTGTCAACGCTCCAGCGCACTACCAAAGCAGTAGCGGCGTGGAGTGTATTGAAGCGATCAAGGCCGCAATGACAACCGAAGAATTTTTTGGTTATCTGCGCGGCAATTGCATCAAATACATCTGGAGGTATCGCCAGAAAAATGGCCTTGAAGACCTCCGCAAAGCCAAGTGGTACTTATGCCGCCTGATTTCAGAATTTGAACTTGACCCTTATGACGATCCTCTCGCATGAACTGTCCTAACTGCAATCGGTCACCACAAAAAGGTGACCGCTGGGTCACTCAAACTAAACCTCGTTTTGAAGCAAGCGTGGTTAGAGGCCGCAAATGTCCGGCCTGTGGTTACAAATGGTTTACAGCTGAAGTCCCAATTGTCTGCGACCTTGACTCCAATGATAGGGTTGCAGAGCTAGAGGTGATTATCAAAAGCCTCTTGCAAACCTCTTACGAAACTTTTCCTCTTTAATTATGTCTACACACCCATTTGACACCAGCACCTTTGCAAGCGTAAAACTTAAGAACGTTCCAAACTACTTACAAAATGAGGCCGCAGATTACAACCTTCGGGTTGCGGCCTGGTTCGATAACTACGCTGTGAACGCTGCTCAAGTTGATCGCGCTATGGCCGACGAAGACAAGCTCTGGAAAATGCGTAGCGCAGAAGGCTGGGAAGCTGACGAAGGTGGCTGGTATACACCCACCGGCATCAGTGAGCATGACTGGGAACACGACTACGGAAACCCTTTCCCTGAAGAACCTGTTTGGGAAAATTACAAGGCGCTTAAGCGTTGCACAGCTGGCTGGCGTATAGACGACAGCGGATGGTACAGTCCCGAAGGCCAACACGAGTCCGAATGGACAGGCCCACTTCCTGAATACACACTTCTTTGAAGACCACCCATGTCTGACTACAACTTGTTTTTCGGTGTCGAGCATCTGCAGAAGATCTCGACATCCATTTCTATCGCCTTCGATACTGAAACGCTCCAGCTACAGCCTGAAATAGGCAAACTCCGTTTAATCCAGCTGGGATGCGAAGTTAGTAAAACTATCGTCATCATTGACTGCTTTGAACTAGATGCAGATGGTTGGGAAAAATTACGCCTGTTTTTCACCAATGGTGAGCGTTACTGGTTAGCGCACAATGCAGTGTTTGATCTTGGTTGGTTGCAGGAATATGGCATCTATGTACGTGGCCGGGTTGGTTGCACCATGCTTGCCAGTAAGCTCCACCACAATGGAACGCCTAACCTCAGGCACGGTCTAGCCCATGTGGCCAAACGTGTTCTCAAAATTGAACTCGACAAGGAACAGCAGCGGTCTGATTGGAGCGTTCCAGTCTTAAGTCGAGACCAGTTGGTCTATGCCGCTAAAGATGTTGAGGTGTTGCTGCAGCTGGACTATCCACTTACAGCAGCACTACAAAATGCACGGCTGTCTGAAGCTTATACATTAGAGTGCAGAGCACTTCCCGCTATGGCCCAGATGTGGCGTACCGGGCTTCCTTGGAACCGTACCAGTCTTGAGCAGCTTTGTAATGATTACCAACACGACATTCATGCGCTCGGTAGAGACTTTTTACGGGAACTTGATAATGCGCTTCCGGCGGAACATAAGCTCCCAAGAGAAGCAGCAAATACTCAAAGACTTTCAAAACTTCGAGACCTTGTCACGCAAATGGGGCACGACGACTCAGACTACGAAAAGTGGTATGCGGAAATTGAACAGATTGAAACGGCGCCGCAAACGTTTAACCTCAGGCCGAAAGCTACGGGTGATGCTCGCCGTGGGACCAAGCTAGAAGCAGGCTTTAACTTAAGTAGTCCCAAGCAATTGTTAGAAAAGTTCACAGCACTTCTGGGGGCAGTGCCAAAGGACAATAAAACAGGTAAGCCTAGTGCTAGTAGGGCAGCACTTCAGGATTACGCTGCGGACCACCATGTCATACAGACCTATTTGGCATGGAAGAAAAGTGAAAAGCGTCGTCAAATGGCTGAAGGGATCCTCGAAAAAATGGACCCGGATGGCTTTGTACGTGCCAGCTACCTCCAGCTTGGAGCGGAGTCAGGCCGTATGTCCTGCATCAAACCCAACAACCAGCAAATTCCCCGTGATACAGAGTTTCGGCAATGTGTTGAGGCTCCTGATGGTTGGCTACTTGTGGATGCGGATTTTGGTCAGATGGAACTTCGACTCGCTGCAGCAGTGGCGCAGGATGAAAAAATGACCAAGGCGTTCCAGGCTGGTGAAGACCTTCACACGGTTACCGCTGAGGCAATCGGCTGCACTCGCCAAATTGCAAAAAGCGCCAATTTTGGTTTGCTGTATGGGTCAGGCGCTAAAGGCTTGCGTAATTACGCTGCTAGCTCTGGTGTCACCATGACGGTTGAGGCCGCTGCAACAATTCGTAACCAATGGTTGAGCACTTATGCAGGTGTGAAGCAGTGGCAAAACCAGAATGCTGCAGACGCATCAAAGACAGCAAGTAACCGGTGGGCCGAAATTCGTATCCCAGGCTCTGATATGCGGCGCTTTCTGCCAGGTGACATGAACCGCCTTACGGTAAGGTGCAACACTCCAATTCAAGGAGCTGGCGCAGCCATCCTTAAGTGCGCCTTAGGCAACCTCTGGCCAAAGGTTCTTGAAGCTAATGAGCAGGAAGTAAAAATTGCAGCTTGTATCCATGATGAAATTCTCTTACTTGTTCGTGAAGATAAGGCACAGCAGTGGGCGGACCAGCTAAAACAAGTAATGGAAAGCGCCGAAGCTAAGTGGCTGGGAGATATTCCGCCTCTAGCTGAACCTTCTGTAGGAAAGCGTTGGTCTGAAATTCACTAGGAAGTAGCGCAGCATGGTCAGCATCTATCGAACGCTTAGCGGGTGGTCCTTCCGTACCCCTCAGGGAACAGGTTGTTACCGTAGTCTTGCGGAAGTGATGGATGCTGCCTATGCCACCGGAGACAGGGTGGCAGATAGTTATGAAGTTCTTGCAGTACGAAATAGCGCGTGCCAGTACTGCAGATTTGCTCCGCGCAGCCAATTTCCTTGAGGGTGCTAGGGAAATAAGGCGGGGCTGCCGTAAACAACGCACAAAAGCTCGTAAGGATCAGCAGACTGGCTGGCGTAAGCATGTTGATAACGCACTTCTTTGGTAGCACAATGCTAGACTAAAACCTACTGGGCTACCACTTGATGGCAATTTGGCACGGAAATAAGACATATATGCAAATACTTCTTGACCCTCATAGGGCAAAGTTGCTGTTTGACCTAGCTGAAAAAGCCGCCGTACGTCCCACAGCTTGGGTTCGTAACGCGGTCTACAAAACACTGGAACGCGAGTACCCTTCTGCGATTTATAACGAGGCAGTTGCTAAAGATGAAGCTGTTTGGCGTGCTTCGGTGCGTAAGCGTGTTGAAGGCCGTATTAAGTCACGTAAAGCTTCTGAAGATTTCAAATAGGGGCTTTGTACTGTGCTACTCTTTTTGGGTTTACTACTTACTAGCCGATGACTCGCTACGCACTTAAGACAACACACGGAGCGCAAACTTTGTATCTTGCAGCCTACTATGCAAACTCCCCTAAAAACAACGGTATTCGCTTGACAGATAAAGCAGAAGACGCCTGCTCTTATGTGACTATTGAAAAGGCCGGTCAAGTGGCGCGTAGCCTTGAAGACAGCATCGGTTGCGTACCAAGCATTGTGGAAGTTTCTTACTGATGGACGGCTTTAGTGAGTATCTGAAAGACATAGTTCGGTATCCGCTCTTAAACAAAGAGCAGGAAATTCTGCTGGCACGGCAAGTGCAGGTTTGGGTTACATCTGAAAACCCCACCGAAAGAGAAATTAAGACAGGTAAGCGGGCATATCAAAAGCTCATCAACTGCAACCTAAGACTTGTGGTCTCTATTGCAAAACGTTACACAATGCGTTCCAGGCGCACAGAAATGTTCGACATTGTGCAGGAAGGGAACATCGGGCTTGCCCACGGCATCAAAAAGTTCGACCCAGAGCGTGGTTACGCTTTATCCACATACGTCTATTGGTGGGTTAGGCAGTCCATTAGTCGTTACCTGAGTTACCACGACCGGATGATTCGCATTCCGTCCCATGCCGGGGATATACTGGCAAAGCTGCGCCAGTGGGCACCTCAATTTGAGCTTTCGCATGGCAGGCCACCCACCTTAGAGGAAAGCGCAGAATACTGTGCTACATCCCCTAAGCGATTGCGGGAATACCTGGAGCGCAGTGAAGACTGCATTAGCTTGGATAAAGTTGCACGTGGACTAGATTCTGACCACACCCTGCTTGAGCTTATTAGTGATGGTGAGCACCCTATGGAAAAGCTTGATAACCTTTTTTGCAGTGATACGGTAGACAGGCTTTTGACGACCTTAAACCCCGTGGATCGTACCATCGTGGAACGTGTATTTGCTTTTGATGGTGGTGAGCCGCAGACCTACATAAAGGTGTCAAAAGACTTGGGTATGTCTAGAGAACGTGTAAGGCAAAGATGCCACAAAGCCCTAAGGAAGCTTCATGTGCTTGCAAAACTTGGCACCTGCGGGCCTTTATAGTGGAGTGCCCTAATTGCGGTGCCTCAGGTAGAGGCGTCTTAAGAACTATAAGCACCCGTAGTTCACACGAAGTAGCGACTACACGGGTTAAAAAATGCGGTGTATGTTCCACACTTCTGTACTCAGTAGAAATTCCAGTGGCTGAAAACCACATTTACTGCCAAACCCACTACCACGCTAAGAGAAGTGTGGTGACACGTTTGATCTCTGCGCTTTATTCATGAGCAATGTTGAATTGGTCTGGGCAACCCCAGACGCTGAAAAGCTGATCGTGCGTATGGCGCGTGTTAGTAACCCGTCCAACGAAGACAACTGGGAAACCGGACCAGGGCTGCTTAGGTACCTTGCGAAACACAAGCATTGGTCACCATTTGAGATGGCCAATATGTGCGTCCAAATTGACACAGAACGTGATATTGCCGCTCAGATATTACGGCATCGGTCCTTTTCGTTCCAGGAGTTCTCTACTCGATACAGCAAAACACAGCCAGCCGAAGTACCTTATTTTCGGCGACAGGATTTTAAAAATCGGCAGAACAGCATTAGTGACCTACACCCAAAACATCAGGAAGACTTCCAAGCAGGTGCTGGTCGCATCATTGCTGATGCCTTTTTGTTTTATGACACCCTATTGGAACGGGGCGTTGCCAAGGAGACGGCTAGACGTATCCTGCCACTCTGTACTCCTACCACCCTTTACATGCAGGGGACTTTAAGGTCTTGGGTGCATTACATCCAGTTGCGGGCTGATAACGATACACAGCTGGAACACCGGCAGATCGCGTTCCAGTGTGCAGACGTGTTTAAGCAGTGCTTTCCAACGGTGTACCAGGCCGTTTTTCCTACACTAAACCCATGAAAGTCATCTTCTTAAACTGGTTTGAGCGCGTAGCTCTGCACGTATTGGTGCGTAGTCCGCGCATTGGTATGCTCGCCGTTAAAGAAATGGACGGCCCGTTGCTTTTTATCGCTAACGATCCTTTCGATGGAATGCCCATAGGCGATAGTATTCCAGTGGCAAATCAGTTAGAACACATATACCGCAACTCGTCTAACTGACTAGGGCTTCACTGTTCTGTCCATTCGGAAATGCGGGCTTCGCGGGCTTCGTTCCAGTAGTCACGCTCTCTGTACCATTCCTGCCAGTCTTGGCCTGATTTCTGGCTATTGCAGGAAAAACAGCAGCCTACTAAATTGCGTTGTTCTGTTATACCGCCTTTCCATTTTGGGACTACATGATCTAACGTTGCGTTCTTGCCCAGCGGTTCGGCGCAATAGGCGCAGCAGTAATTCCATTGCTGCAAGATATGGTCACGAAAGCGCACCTTGGCTTTTTTACGGGATATCAGCTCAGTCCCGTCGATCTGGTGGTCCACTACCACCGCTCAATAGACTGCAACAACCTATTTGACTTGCAGCTATTTGTATGGTAACGCCGGGAAAACTACGGTGTTGACCAGACGCGGCCCTCTTCTATGCGACGGCGGCGTAATCCTACCTCAAAATGCGATCCAGGGTTTCGATAAAGTAATAAAGCATCGGGTACTCGACTCCATTCGCGGTTTTCTAATGCGCGGCTGATTGTTTTAAACCCTGGGAGGCCGTAGAAGTACGCTCCAACGTTAAAAGCAAAGCTAATTAATGTTGATTTTTGATTGGAACGCATACTCTCCCAAAACGGTATGTTGGCTTCAAGAATTTCTGCAATGCGTTGTATCTCTAAAGTCAACATTTCTTCTGCTCTTTGCTGGGTAATACTTTCGCCTAGCCTCACGGCTAAGCCTTCGGGATATCGGGTGTTCCCATAGCCAATCGTTGGTACGCCAGCAGGACACAAATATGAAGTTAAATGACAACCTTCAAATTCTTTAATAAGCTCCACCGCCGCGCCGTAACTTTTGTCGTTTACAGCCGAAATCCATGTTCCGTACCAGGGCTGGTTACGGTTAAGGATGTCTGGCTGTACTTTTAAGATTGCGGCCTCAAGCTCTACTAACGCAGCACTCTGGTGAGGCAGTTTCCGGTAGTAGCGAAATAGATCACTCAGGTGAACCGGAGTGTTTGGACTCATGCCATGGTGCGCGAAGGTGCAAGTCGTCAAGGCGCTGGGGAGGTGGTACTGCAGCAGGTTGCGTTACGTGCCAGTTCTCTTCAGCTTGGTCTAGTTTTTTGGGCAGCGTTGCGTAAAACTTACGCCCTTGAATGGCCGCGTGGAGTCTGCTCCATAAAGAGCGGGTGCTAAACAAGGCGATCCAACGGCCATCAGGGGGTATCAACCCTTTTTTGTGGACTTGAGGCTGCGAATCGCAGTAAACAGCATTTGAATGATGCTGTTGTCTTTTAGCTTGCTCATGCCGATAAGTTCTGATGCTGCAGCGACGACAACCCAAAAAGCAGGGTGACTAAGGATTTCTTCGAGATTCATGGAGTCCAGAACTTTCTCTAATACTAGCCTTGTGGGCTTTTGTATTCCAAAGCAGTGATGCGGTTTCCGTGGTCGTTAAGGCGCTCGTAGATTTCCCGTCGGTCAGCAGTGGCTTGAACTTTTTCTGCCTTCATGTCTTGGTGCAGGTCTTCAAGCTTTGTTGCGATGGATTCAACGCCAGCTGTGAGGCGGATAACTGCTTCACGACTTTCGCTGCTACGTCTGGTAAACCCAGAAAAGCTCATCCCAGCAACGCCTATAGATGCGCCTAGAATTGCGGCGTAAATTTCAATCACGAACCCTAGCTGAATTATTTCAAGTCTAAAGGGTCTGGCCTACCAGATAAAATTGCCACGGCACGTTTGTAAAATAGGCAGTCTGTCTTGTTGGCTTTCTCTAGGGCTTCCTTTACGCGCCGCCAGTTGGAATACTTTCTTGAGTCCATGTCGATCTCTTAAAAAAGAAAAACTACCCTGCGCCTAGCGCCAAATCTTAAGCGGAATCTAGCTGCTTGGGCAGTCAATACATACTGCCTTTGCAGTGTGACTGATTTTCCTGATAAGGCAAAGGCTACAGCTTCAACTTCAACCTCTAGTGCCGTTCCAGCTTTTTGTAGATTTACGTTTAAGCCAGTCAGCACCAAAGATTCGGTGCTTGTATTTAGGCTTTCAAAATCAGCCGTTGTTGCGTCGTTCCCTGTTAATACAAAAGTTTTGACCTCAGGAACAATTAGGGACTGCTTTAGCAGTAGATCGGGTTGGCCCGTTCCAACAAAATTGCCAATGTCAGCACTTAAGGCCCATGTCCGTGGCAGGGACACTGCATTGCCAGTAAGAGCAAAAGCGCCTGCACTTACTGGAAGCTCTAAGTTTCCAGCACTTGCCAGCGACAATGTTACGTCGTTCCCGGTAAGCGCAAACGACTGAGCATCACCACTCAGGATGCTGTCCGCTATAAATGAAGCATCACTGCCGATGACGTTGAACGCACCAGAAATGGCGGCTAGATTGCGGTCAACTCGCAGCGTTGTCGTCTGACCAGTGAGGACACTGCTGCTGAGGTCAGCGTTTAGGGAACTGGCTTTTAGCAGGCCCGTATCGTTGCCTGTGACTGCAAAATTACCAGCCTCTGTTGATAAAGATCGACTGTTGAGGAGACCGGCTTCGTTACCAGTAAGTGCAAATGCTCCGGCTAAAGCCTCTGTTTTTTCTGTCTCGCGGAGCGTTGCGGCGCTGCCCGTCAACGTAAAACTGCCAACGATTAAATCAACTTCATACGCACCTAGTAGCGTGAGTGCAACAGTATTGCCGGTGAGCGTGAATCCGCCTGTCCCAGCGGTCAGATTCCACGTTCGAGCAAAAACAACGCTTGGGCCTGTCTCGGTAAAATTCCCAGTGCCACCGCTGAGGAAATAAACCTCAGACAGGACAGGACTGCCGCCAGTTAGCGCAAACGTACCAACGTCAACTGGAGCGAGAATCGTTTTAGTAAAAACAGCACTGTTGCCTGTTGCGTTAAACGTTCCAAGGTCGCTTGTCAGTATGTACTGCTTTGTGGTCGTGACGGCTTGCCCGGTCAGCGCAAACGTTGCTGGGTCTGCTTCGAGAACTTCTGTTTTGCTTAGTGTTACGTCGGCACCAGTAACGCTGAATGACCTAGTGTCAGCAGTTAGCACTTGTGCTTGCGTAAATCCCGCATCGTTGCCGGTTAGCGCAAAGGATCCAGCATTTACGTCTAGGTTTGTGACAACGTGCAGCCCTGCATCATTGCCGGTCAGTGCATAGGACTGAACATCAGCGGCGAGGCGCTTATCTTCAAGAAATCCTGCCGCTTGGCCTGCCAAGCTAAACGCACCGGGATCGGCACTCAGTCTTAGTCCGGAAAAAAACGTTGCGTCATTACCGGTCAGGCTGAAAGCGCCTTTATTAGCTTCTATCTGTCGGTCTGTTGCAAAAACAACATCGTTCCCCGTGACAACATACGACCGAACATCAGCCAATAATTCCGGCTCCGCTGAGGCAGCCTCAATAATCGCTAAGTAGACAGCAGCAACATCGTCAGAGGTAGTACACGAAACACCTACGGGGCGGCTGCCTTGCCCTGCAACAGTTTCTCTGTATAGACCAGCTACTCTTGCTCCAAAATCAATAGTTTGGACAGCCGTAGAGTTAGCACCTGGCGTTATTCTGCCGGACTGGTTGCCAAAAGCGCCACGCCCTGAATAGAGCCCTAAGTATCGAATAGAGTTTGCGCCTGGGCTTCCGTCGTCAACGTTTTCTTCGGTAAGTGTCTGGTTGTTTTGCTCTACCAGAACTCCGGCTGTGTCTGTATCTGCTGCCGCCGTGACTGTCGCAACAGTCGCGTACATCACGTTGGAGTTATTTGTTCGATTGACTGTTACTGTTTGGTTCCCTGATGGAAGCCCAGACCCTGCGAAATAAGCAACAGTTCTGCCGGGTTCACCGCCAATGTCAACAGCGTTGGCCCCGGTGACACGGCTTAATGTTGTTGAGCCGTAAGTGACCGTGCCTGCGTCGTCGTTGAAGCTGTTGATCGTATGCACGAAAACAAGTACTCCCTGCGGAGTGCTTGTCTGAGTATGGGTCCAGTTAAATGACCCTTGGTTAGACGAACCTGTTGCGCCAGTATGAGACTCCGATGAGGAGGAATGAATAACAGCCATTTTTCAGCCTCCTCAATTTTTAGTTAGGCCAACGTTAAAATTCCAGATGCATCAAACGTGATAGTGAAGGTTTCGCCATTTAATAGATCAACGGCGGAACCGTAGTCGTAATAGCCAATCAGTTCGTCACTCGTCGCAGTGTCGTTATAGAGCGCCACGTACCTGAAAGTTGGCACGGTGCCGGATGCTGTCAACACAAGATCGGCGGCGTCCAACGTGTATGTGCCGCCTGTCTGGGCAGATGTAACTGATGTCAAGACTCGGCTTGAGATATTTGAGTACGAAATCTCTGTGATATTTGCGAGCACAGTGTTCGCCGCCGCAGGAGCTGAATTTGTTAGCGCAATGGTTAAAGTGTCAGCGCCCAAGTTGTGAACGCCCTCAGAAAGAGCTTCCACGAAAGAATTGAACTTGTTGAAACTAGCCACAGGGGAAATTTAGCTTTTGACTTAAATTTTAGCTTAGAACGCAAGGCTCGCGTTGAACTCATCAACCGTTCCAGTAACGGCGGTAATTTCAAGCCAAACCCAGTTGCCGGTAGGGATTGGCTGGTTCTGAACGGTCGCTGCGCTGCCAGTAGTTGTATTTGTAACGGTGTCAGAAATAGTTGCAAGAGACCCTATAGCGGTGCGATCAGCTGCATACCTGATTTCATAGGTCACTGAGCCACCAGAAACCAATCCTGTCACATCCCTGAGCGTTGTTGATCGCGCAGTCCGGAACAATGTAAAGCTATCGCCAGCGACAGGCTCGGCTATTGTTGCGCTGCGAGCAGCAGGAGCCTGGTTTTCCCAACGCTGGTTGTCATCGTTCCAAGCAATTAGGTCGCCGGTTTCTTCGCCGTCAATGTCTACATCATGTAACAGATACAGGTTGTTGCCTGTTGTTGCCCTAACGAAAATTTCGCCATTTACGGCGTCACTTTGAACAGTTACGGCAACGGGCAGTTTTAAGTTTGGTGCCCCAAGCAGGTTTTCTTCTAGGACTAAATCGCCAGGATTTACGGTACACGCCCAAAGCAAAGAGTCCGGGGGATAGATAGATGTATCGATTCCACGCACATAACCGTTCGTGCATACAAAACCAAAGCCGTTCTCTGCAATGTCCTCTGCAAGGATTCCAAAAAACACGTAACCGGGGTAAGTCCCGTCAGCTACCAGTACGCCAACTTCAATTCGGCCTGTGACCTCATCCGCGCCTAAGAACATCGCAACTTGGCCCTTGATCATCCCTCCAGGCTGCACGCATTTCACATAAACGTGAGTGTCTTGGCCCAGACATTCCGTTACAGCAGCATTGCGCTTGACTCCTAAGCATTTGTCTGGATCGCTCCACGCTATTTGCCCGATTTTTGTGATCGAAACGGCTTGCGCCGGGTCAAGTCGAACTGAACCCAACTCAGGCTGAGATGTCCAATCTGTGT